CGGATATAAGCCTCGTCAGATTGTCAACTGTGATGGAGACCACAACGCTCCACTCGGCTGTTTTACCCTTGCGATCATGGAACACCTTAAGGCGCATTTTGCCTGGGTTGGCTGTGGTCGTACTCCAACGGAAGTTGAGCAGCGCGTCCATGAGGTGGCGACTGGCGCGGCGATTCGCGATCCCCTACTGCATGCACGTCTTTGTCCGGTAAAGCTTACGACCGCGCACGAGGGCGACATCACGAACTGCGATGGTTCCGAGAAACGCTGGCACCGCGATCATTTGACTGACCCCATCATGCTTGGCCTTACCTACCCTGGTTACCGACCCGCTTTGCGCGAGTTGTTAAAACAGGAACGGGCGGGCTTTGTTGTGAAGATGGCTGAGGGTTATTCTTATGATGCCGAGTGGGAGCTTATCTCTGGGACCACCGCGACGACCTTGAAGAACATCATTAAGGTCGCGTTCGGTGATTATGTTGCCCTGCGCCGTTGTGGACTGAACTCGGTCGAGGCTTTTGCGTGCTTAGGTGTGTATTGCGGCGACGATTCCGTGAGCATTGCTCTTCCACTGCCGAACTTGGATGAGGCGCGGGTTACCGCTTTGGCTGACCTGGCTATGGAGCAGAAGCTTATAGTCCGGGAGTCCCCGTATCCGGTTTGTTTCCTAGGTGAGTTCCATTACGGCGCGTTTTTCAGCGGCGGGGAGCGCTTGCCCGACTTTTGGCGCCAGGTTCAGAAATGTCACCTGTCGTGCAATCGGTCGGTCAGTGTTGCTCTCGCCGCGGCGAACAAAGCCGCTGGAGCACTTGGCTCCTCCACACTTTCGGATCCGCTCCTTGGTCCGTGGTTTGAGCGCGTTCGCGACTTGACGGTCGCACCTTCGCGCCGAGCCATGACCCGGTCTGAGCAGTATTCGTTTGGTTTGGAGGATACCGTTGCAAGCTACCGCGTGGCTCTTCGCGAGCGCTTGCGGGAACGATGGTGCGAGGTTACCGGGGTTGAGCAGGCAGTTCTGGATGAGATACTGGGCCGCATTGCAGCGGCTCAGACACTCGCCGAGCTTCCTTCTGGGGTGTTGGACAACATTGGGGTGGTGAAGGAGTTCTTGCCTGGCTGCGTTGATGCGTCGGGTAC